GGCGAACTGAAAGGGTCCGCCGCGATCGTGTTTTCGAGCGTTGCCAACCTGTCCGGGATCGGAAGCGGATTCATATCGGGATCGGCAACCATCGAAATCAGTTCGGTCGCGTCCCTGTCAGCCCTGGCGCAAATCGCGGCCAGTGAATCGATCGACTTTTCAACGACCGGCCTGATCGACGGAAAGGGGGAACTGATCGGGTCGACGTCTATCGCCCTCGATGCGCTGGCGACCCTGGCCGCTGGCGGCGTCAATTCGATCCAGGGAAGCGCGACGATTACACTGTCCGACGCTGCGACTTTGATCGCAACCGGGCAACTGCAGGCCAGCGAAACGATTACGTTCACGGCGGCGGGTACACTGCGGACCGAAGTAATTCGAATATGCATCCAGTTGGAAGCCCTTCGAAACACGATCGCAGCCGCGAACGGCGGGGTCCTGGCGGTCGATACGGTCGACGGCGGGGTCGACAACATTTTGCAATTAGACGGGGCCGTTAAGCCGTGTCCGTGACAATAAGCCTTTTCAAGTTTACTATTCCGACCAGGACACGCGACCGGGGGGTCCTAAATGCCAATTGAACAAACCATCGGGGAAAGTCCCCTGTATTTTTCCGGCGACGCGCTGCGCCTTCAAATAACCGTCCGGGACGGCGACACGATTTCCGATCCGCCCCTGAACCTGACGCCCTACACGGAAATTATTTTCGGCGTCGCGAAATCCCAGGGGAAGGCGACGTTATTCGAAAAGAAACTTTCCAACGGCGTCGGCGAAATCGATCCGATCGATATCGTAAACGGTCGAATCGATGTCCTGATAAATAACGCTGATACGGCGGGATTGAAGGGCGACCTTTATCACGAATTACAACTGGAACCTGGACCGAATACCGCGATGTTCGGCGCGTTTATCGTCCAGGCTGACAGCATCGCGCCGTAGGGGGTCGAAATGGCACTAGTCAAAGAGGATGGAACAATCGTCGCAGGCGCGAACAGTTACGCCAACGAAGCCGACGCGGACGCCTATCAAACGGATCGCGGTCGGGTTGCCTGGTTGGAAGCGACGACCGAAGTCGCGGAAGCGGCCCTAGTCCGGGCGACCGACTATATCGAAGGCCGGTTCGGCTTGAAGTTCATCGGCCAGCGGATCGGCGACGTCCAGACTTTAAGCTGGCCCAGGAAAGGCGCGTATTATGTCGCGACCGGGAACGCATTCCCTGAAAACGAAGTCCCTGTCGATATCGTGAACGCCTGTATTTTATACGCCGATCAGATCATCGGCCCGGACGGCGATGACCTGGAAGCGATGACCGAATTATCGGTTATCCCGACAGTTGACCCGAACGGCCAGGTCAAAATGAAAAAGGAAAAAGTCGACGTTCTGGAAGAACAAACCGAATACGCGGTCGGCGGTCAAAGCGGCGGAACGTCAGCCCTTCGCACGATCCAACCCATTCCCGAAGCGGACCGCCTGGTTCGGCGCTGGTTACGCGCTGGCGGCGTCGGCGGCTTAACGGTCAGGATTTAATCGAATGGCCCTTCAAGATACCGCCCTGGCATTGATCGAAAAGTTCGGCGAAAACCGAACCGTCGTTTTGCAGGTTCCCAACATGGCCCCCGCCGATCCGACGAAGCCCTGGGACGTTAACCCGACGGGTTCGGTCGGGACTGTCAGCGCGCCCGCTGTTGTGATCCCGGTCAAGCGGAACCTGGTCAACGGGAATTCGGTCCAGCAAGGCGACGAACAGGTTTTGATCGCGGGCCTTTCCCTGGGGACGACCGTCCCGTCGACAGCGGATCGGATACTGGACCAGGGCCAGGAAAAAAACATAATCGCAATCGATCGCATTCGACCAGGGAAAACGGATTTCCTCTGGAAGCTGCAGGTCAGGGCGTCGTAATGGCGAAGATATTCAACGCGCGCGAAACGATCCGGGCCGTTAACGCTGCGCTGATTGACGACCTGGGCGCGACGGTTTTCGCGATCCTTCGGAACCTGGTGACGGGATCGCCGGTTGGTAATCCGTCGCTATGGCAAAACCCCGCCAGCGCCCCGGACGGATACGTCGGCGGACACTTCCGACGGAATTGGATCGTATCGATCGGGGGATTCAACGAAACGGAAATCGAAGGCGTCGACCAGGTCGGCGCGTCAACCCTGGCAACTGGAAAGGCAACGATCGAAGCCTGGGAAAAAGCCCGCCGAATAAATACAAACATCATTATCCAGAATAATGTCCCATATTCGAACCGTTTGGCCCAGGGTTGGAGCCGACAAGCCGCCGCCGGTTGGGTCGACGAACAAATCGACGCCGCCCTGGCTTTCCCTGGCGGGACGAAGGTGGTTCCATAATGGGCGCTAGTACACGAACCCCGGCACAGTTCCGGGACACCATTCGAACAGCCTTCGGGGCTGCCTGGACAGCCGCCGGGGAAGACCTGGCGATCGTCGCCTGGAATAACCTGTCGTTTAACCCTGCAGCCCTGGACAGTTACGTTTTTTTGGACCTGGCGCATTCGACCGGGACCCTGGCCAGCCTGGGATCGGGGAACGAAATCCAGGTTCGCCGAACGGCCATTTTTGCAGCGCAGATATTTGTCAAGCATAATACCGGGCAATCGAGGGCCGACGACCTGTCGGAAATCGTTTTGGATTTCCTGGAATCTGCAAAGCTAACAGGAATCAGAATCCGCGAAATTTCCATGACGGAAGCCGGACGGATAAACGATTTTTTTCAGGTAAACGTTTCAGCACAAATTGATTATGATAGTTTCCGTTCCGCGTGAGGCGGGTTTAATAACCGAGAGGACCGCCAAAAATGTCAGATACTAATCGCGTCGGACTGCGCTTTTTCCAAAGTTCACAACGGACCGCCCCCATTCCTGGCGGCCCTTTTAATCTTGATCAGCTTCGATTCACGGGAACCCCGAACCTGGCGTTCCAGCCGAATACGATCGTATCCAATGAAATCAGGCCGGACCGCCAGATCAGCGACTTGATTCTGGTCGGCGCGGAAGCCGGGGGCGACACGGGGATCGAGCTATCCTATGCCGCATTCGACGCCCTGGTTCAGGGCGCGCTATTTTCGACCTACGCCAACACGGTCAGCAAAACCGGAACCAGCGAAATCACAGGATTCGCGGCGGGGACTATGGACGTCGATTCGGGCGCGGACTTTACGGTCGGCCAGATTGGTCGCCTTCAAAAGCTGGCGACCGGCGACGTCGGCGACGGAATATTCGAAATCACGAATATCGCCGTCGACACGTTAACCCTGGGACCGCTTTCTGGAACCGCGACGACTGCGATCCTGGGAACGGAAACCGCCGACGCCGACACGAATTTCGAAGTCACTGGTTTCGCCGCACAATCCCCCGGCGATATTTCGCTGGTCGTTTCGGGTTCGGACGCCGTGTTCACTTTCCCCGCTGGCGCGCTGGATGACGCCTTCGGTCCGGCTGCGCCTATGCTGATCGGTCAATGGATCAAGTTCGCCGACTTTGCAACTATCGGGAACAATATCTGGAACCGGGTCAGGGAAATCGACCTGGCCGCCGACACTGTCACTTGTGACGCTCAAACCGGAATGGCAACCGACGCCGCTGGAACGGAAAACGTTCAAGCGTTCTATGGTTCACGGGTTGAGAACGGCGCGGACGCAATCAGCGCGAACCAATTCGCGGTCGAACGTCGCTTCGAAGATCATTCACCCGTTACCCGCGAATTGTTCCTGGGGATGGCGTTGAACAACTTCAATTTGACCCTATCGCCGCAAGCGATCGCGGTCGGGTCTATGACCTGGTTCGGTTTCAATTCAGCCGTATCGGATAACGCGGCGGCGTACCCGGAATTATATGAAAACCTTCCGAACGACGTCGGGGCCGAACAGTTCGACGTTTACAACACGTCCAGCGACATCGGTCGCCTGGGCCGGGGCGTTGACGCTATCGACGCGGGCGGCGTGAATTTTGTCCTGGAAGCGACGATCGAAATCAATAATAATCTTCGCCGCCAGCCCGCCGTCGGCGTGTTTGGCGCTGCAGGAATCGGCGTCGGCGAATTATCCGTGACGGGTACGCTGTCGACTTATTTCGATAATGACGAAATTCTGCAGGTCATTTTGAACAACGAAGAAACAACCCTGGACCTTATCACCCAGGGCGGCGACGGTCGGTCGATGGTTTTCGATATGCCGCGAATCAAGTTCAGCGGGGGCGCGCCGGACGTCCCTGGTAAAAATCAGGACGTTACAATTCCGGGAACTTATCAGGCGATTCTATCGCCTATTTTTGGCTATACGATATCGACGCAAAACGTATCATTTGCCAGGTAACATTGACAGGGACGAATGTCCCGGAGGTTAGACCGTGAGGGTTTTAGAGGCATTCGAAACCAGTCAGTCGTTGACAGAAAAGGGGCGGGAATGCGAAATCGAATTCGAGGGGAAAGTCATTTGTGTCGTGACAGTGCGACCAGCCGACGCGATGTTGAATTCGGATTATCGCAAGGCCGCCGCCGATCTGGCCCAGGAATTGAAAGCGACCGTGAAGGACGTCAACAATTTAGAGCCGGGAAAAGACAACGAATATTTATTTCGCTTATACGTTCGGTCCGTCATCACGTCCTGGACCTGGACCGACCCGGCGGACAAAAAGGACCCGAAGCTAAAGTTCAGCGAAAAGAACGCGACCGCCCTGTTCGCAAAGGCCCCGAAGTTTTTCGAAGCGATCCAGAAAGTCGCCCGGACCTGGTCACACTTCCGCGCACAAACCGAAAAGGACATCGCGGGAAACTGACGTCCGTCCTGGACCATCAACTTCGAATCGGCGACCAGGACGCGCACGAAAACATCATCGCCGCATATCGGGAACGGGGGTTGACGCCCCCGGATCACGTTGTCAACCCGCCGGAAATCCTGAACGAAAATATTTTGTACTGGGAAGCATATCGGGACCTGGTGACGGAACGCCGCCAGCCGCGCGGAATGATTCCGATCGGCAGCATAGTCAAATATGCGGCGGCCTACGGGCTGGACCCGGACACGTTGAAGCGTATCGTTTGGGCGACTGATCGAATCCTGACGGATCACTGGAAGGGCCTGGACGAAGCCGACAAAGCGAAAAGCGACCAGACAATCGAATATAAACCATCACTATCAGGGGGCCAATAATGACCGATAGAGTTATCCGCGTTGTCGTCGATTCAAGCGGGGCCGTCCGGGGAAGCCGACAGGCCGAAGGGGCGTTGAATCGCCTGGAACGTCGTTCGAAAGGATTGTCCAGCGGGTTCAAGGCTGCAGCCGGGGCCGCCGCCGCGTTCGCGTCCGCCCTGGTCGTTCGTGAAATCTTCCAGGCTGTCGACGCTTACCAGGGCCTTCAAAACAGGCTTCGGATCGTCACAGACTCAACGGAAGAACTGACAGCGGTCCAGGAAAAACTGTTCGCCATTTCGCAGGATACCCGAACCGAATTCGAATCGAATGTTCAACTGTTCAGCCGCGCGGCGATCGCGGCGGACGAATTGGGGGCCAGCCAAGAACAACTTTTAAGGCTGACGGAAATCAGCGGCAAGGCGTTAGCGATCCAGGGAACCAGCGCGGCCCAGGCGTCCGGCGCGTTGCGTCAGTTGTCGCAGTCATTTAGTTCCAGCATCGTCCGCGCCGAAGAATTCAACAGCATTCTAGAAGGCGCGTTTCCGATCGCCCAGGCCGCCGCGCGCGGGTTTGGTGATGCCGGGATCAGTGTCGGCAAATTGCGAACCCTGGTTATCGAAGGGAAAGTATCATCGACGGAATTTTTCGAAGCGATATTGAAAGGCGGCGAAGGAATCGACGAACAGTTCGCGGATACCGAAGTCACGCTAGGGCAGGCCGTCACGACGATCGAAAATTCATTCCTGTCCCTGATCGGCGTTTTAAACGATACGACCGGGGCGGGCCAGGGATTGGCGGGCGTCCTGATCAGCATATCCGAAGCAATGGACGAATTTTCGTTGTCTATGGAAGGAACCCTAGAACAGGGCGACGAAGTGTCGACGTTTATGGCGTCAATATCGACGGCGGCGATCCTGGCCGGGACAGCCGTTTCCCAATTGGCCAGCATTATCGACGCGACGCTGTTCCAGGCGTTCCGGGCCGTTGGCGAAGTGATCGGCGCGACGGCGGCGGGTTTGGTCGCGTTCGCGTCCGGGGATTTTACCCGATCGTTTGAGATATTTAAGGAACTGGACGCCAACGTCGCCCAGGGCTTCCGTGATTCGTTTAAGGAATTGAACGCCGATTTAGTCGCGGACACTGATGACGCCGTTTTAAGAATCCTGCAGTTATGGGACGACAACGCGCGCGGGACGATCGAAGCCGTCGAACGAACCGACAAAGTGATCAAGGATAAACCAATCATTGATCCGAACACGGCGGACGACTTCGCCGACGCGGTCGAAGCGGTTGAAAAATTTCAATCGTCACTGGCAGCGCAGCGGACCGAACTGGAATTGACAGCGGCCAAAGGTGACGACGCTGGCGAAGCCATTTTACAATTTAAGGAAAATCTGGCCCTGGCCAACGCGGAATCGTCGATATTTAAAGACCTGGCCCCGACCGCCGAAGTCGACGCCCTTCGGGCTTCGTTCCTGGCATATGCCGAAGACGCGCTAACGGCACAACGCGCGCTTAGGGAAGAAATCGAAAACGAAGCGATCCGCCAATCGTTTGAAGATCAGATCGAAAGCCTGGAAGAAGAAATTTTATTGCTAGGCGCTGACAACGAAGCCCTGGCATTGAACGCCGAAGCGCGGGCGCTGGCAGGCGGGGCGACCGCTGAACAGGCCGAACAAATCAGAGTTTTGACCGAAGAACTGTTGAACGGTCAGGACGCCCTGGAAGAAAGCGGCGACAAGCTGGACGACTTTTTCGAAGACACTCGCGACGCCGCACAGGATACGCTGGCGGGAATCCTGGCCGACCCGATGTCCGAAGGGCTGGACGAATTACCGTTCAAGTTTGCCGAAACCCTGCAGAAACTTGCAGCCGAAGCCCTGTCCGCCGAAGTGTTCGAAATTCTGGCCAGCCTGGGGACGGGCGCGGCTGGCGGCGGCGGCGGCGGCGTTGGCGGACTAGTTGCTGGATTTTTCGGCGGGGGTATGGCGTCCGGCGGGCAGGTCCAGGGGGGCCGCCCGATCCTGGTCGGCGAACGCGGGCCGGAACTGTTCACGCCACCAGGGTCCGGCGCGATCCAGCCGAACGTCAATATCAACCAGGCGGCCCAGGCAGCGCCGAACGTGACCGTCAATAATATTACCGACCCGGCTGACATCCCGGCGGGGCTTAACAGCGCCGAAGGAAACGAGGCCGTTATGAATGTAATCCAACGCAACCCGGACGCGGTCAAACGCATCTTAGGCGGGTAAGGGGAAAAATATGTTTCACGCAGCGCAAGCGACCGACTATATCGACTTAATGGTCCACCTTGAAAACCTGGCCGCGAATAGTCACTGCGACACCCTGGCCATAAACGTCGCCGGGACAGGTTGGGCGGTTGGCGACCAGTTCACGATCAACGGCGGAACCGTCGTCGGCGGACTGTCAGCGTCCGGCGAAATCCTGGCCGAAGCCGGGGGCGTCCCGTCATCGATCCGCCTTTACAACGGCGGGGCCTACACTGTGAACCCAGGCGTCGCGGCGACAACGACCGCGATATTTCCGTCCGTTGGGATTAACCTGACGGTCGACACGACTATCCTGGCGACGGGTTGGGTCGTCGATCGGTCGGCCATATACGCGGCCCCTGAACGCGAATTGTTAATGCATGGTCTAGGGTCCGGCGCGGAAGCAATCTATTGTCAGATGCAAACCAGGCGGAACACGCCCGCCGGGGTTTATTATTGGGAACTGGCCGGGGCGTCCGGCTTTGACAATGGCGAAATTTTCGACGATCAACCGGGATCGACGCGGTCGAACCTGGACGCCGATGATATAACGACGCCATTAAATAACGGAACAATCGATTATTTTTTCGTCATCGACCCGTTTCATATCAAGGGGATTTTCAAATCGGGCGCGTCATATACGAATCTATATATGGGTTTCGTTTATACCTATGCGACCGCCGCCGAATATCCTTATCCGCTTTATATTTCCGGCTGCAGTTCGGCGCAAGCCCGAAACGTTCCGTATAACGACAGCACGAACTTTCAATCGGGAATGCATGATCCGCTATCGTTTAGTTCAGGCGACGACGGCCCCGCCGCGATCCGCGAAGTAGACGGCCAATGGTACAAAATGCGAAATAGTTATGCGCCTACGAAGACCGACGACAACCCGCAAACGCGCGGAATCTGGCCAGCGAAACAAGGGTCCAACCAGGAAGTCGTCATCCCGGCGGCGGATAGATTCGCGGGCTATCCTGGAAATACAACCAATGTCGATTCTTTTTTCGGCGCGGAAAGCGACTTTGCGCCGAGCATCCAACTAGATGCGACAAAGGACAGCGGCGGGGCGATCGCCTTCCTTTGGCCGACAATGTTGTGGCAATTAACGCCTTCGCTTCAAGTCCTGGGGGAACTGATCGACGTCTATCCTTTAAGCGTGAAGGGGGTCGGGGCCGTCAGTGAAGACACGGTCACGGACGCCGCTGGAAACACTTATATCCTTTTTCAAAACTGCAATCGGACGGACACCTGGGCGTTTTTTGCAATCAAGCGGAATTTTTAATTATGGCTTTTCAAACTGGAACATCGTCATCGATCGAAAACTTAATGACGCAGCTTTCGACCTTCGCCCAGGCTAACGGCTGGACTCAGGACGGATTCACGGCGGAAGGCGCTTTCCCCGGTCGGTTGCTGCTATCGAAAAACGCCGTTTTCGTCGCCTGGGTTTGGGCCGAAGCGGTCGACAATGGCGTCATGGGCTGCGGAATGAACACGTCGAACGACGACACGGCGGACCCGTGGTTGTCGACCGGCGACGATGGTCAAATGTATAGCAACCCGGACAACTTTCCGACGTCGATCGATGCGCGGCGATGCGTCAATCAATGGGCGGGGCCGCACGTTGCATACTGGTTTTTTGAAAACAACGCGAACCCGTCTTAT